CTATAGATTTGACGGTAGAGCAACCAGCTGCTCCTATGCAAGAGATAGCACCTGTTCCTGAAATTAAAATCAAACCTCAAGTTTTTCATATACCTGGTAATAAATATACTTTTGATAATGCTGATGCCTTATGTCAAGCATATGGGGCAAAATTAGCAAATTATGATGAAATAGAACAAGCATATAAAAATGGTGCAGAATGGTGTAGTTATGGATGGTCAGAAGGTCAAATGGCTTATTTTCCAACCCAAAAGAAAACATTTGATTACTTACAAGGAGTAGAAGGACATGAGAATGATTGTGGAAGACCAGGAATAAATGGAGGATATATTGCCAATCCAAATGTAAGATTTGGTGTAAATTGTTATGGATATAGGCCAAAGATTACAGAACAAGAACAAGAAATTATGGATAATGAACCATTATATCCAAGAACATTGAGAGATATTCAACAAGAAAAGAGAGTAGAATATTGGAGAAGACGAGTTCCTGAAATATTAGTTGCTCCCTTTAATAGAAATGTTTGGAGTTTAATTTAAACTTCTTTAAGTTGTTTTAAAATATATTATTTAAAATAACTTAAATAGAGAAAATAAATTGCGTTTATTTAATTTTGAATTTAATTAAATCTCTCTATTTTCTCTCTATTGATGTTTTTTCAAAGAGTTGTATGATTTTATTTTTCTTTTGTCTCACTTTAAATTGAAGTGTTTTATAATTAATATGTATTAATTAATTGTAAAAAATGACAGTGATAGCTGAAAATTTGATTATACTTGGTGTAGCAATATTGTTCCTTGGATATATATGGAGTAAACTTTATTATGATTATTAATTGACTTTCTCTCTATAGAATTTATATTATATCAAACGAAAAATAATTTTATTATTTTTAAAACACAATAACTAATAGAAATAGCAACTAAATATCTCACTGAGATTACCACAACATAAACAATATTTTCCTTTAATTTCTCTCCCTGTGTTTTTTGAATTGCTATAATTCGATTACAGATAACACATTTTTTTTTTAAATTAACATATTCATAAAAACATTTATCATGTATATTAGGTTTACAACTACAATTTATGACATATCTATTATTTTTATAATCATAAAAAGTATTAAAATTTTTATCTTTTTCTCCTTCTAAACAAATACAACATTCACTAGATTTAGATTTTTTTATATTATCGTATAATTCATAAATGTCATGACCTTTATAATAAATAAATGATTTCATTATTTATTATATTTATTATTTTTTATTTTTTAGATCTGCGTGACATTTTCTTCCTATTTTCTCTCTTCTTCTTAGTTTTAATAGCAAATTTCTTCTTATCTTCCACATTGACTAAATCTAATAATTTATCATATAAGCTATCACTACACAATTCTGATTCATGATCATATTTAATTAGTGTATTTCTACTGGAATTAGAAGGATGATAAATTAAACCAGCAGGAAGACCCAAATCTTTTAAATCTTTTAAAACATTATTTTTACCTCCAACCTGAACATTGGGGTTATCGAGAGAAAATGATAATAAATCATTATTAATTGTAAATCCTCCACATGTTAAATTTCCTTGATTATCTGTCATTAATACAAAATCATTTTTAAAATCTAAATTTAAATCAGAATCCATATACATAATAAAGACATAAATTAATTATTATAAAACCGCTTAATTTCTGAACTAAATTTAATTTCTCTCTTGGATTTAATAAATTCCATAATTTCCACCACTTTATCTTCGTTATTAAATAAATCCATCAGACAAGTTTCTAAAAAACCTAAAGTGATAGGGGCTGTTTGTTTAGATTGTGCAAATTTTAATTTACCATCTGAAATTTTGATGGTAGAAGAAGAGAGATTATTATTTTCAACAAATTCAAAAATATTGTCGCTAATTTCATTTTTCCTATTACGAATGTCTTTAAGTTTTTCATTTAAAAGCTTGGATTGACTGTCTAAAGTAACCCATTCTTTAATTTCGCTTTGAAACTTTTCCATATATATATATTTTTAACTTATATATCTAAATATTTAAACATATAAATTATTTAACGACGGTATCTTCTGGAAGATCGTTTATTATGAGATTTGCCATGAGCATGCCCATGTCTTCTTTGAGATCTTTTTTGAGCAGCTAAAAGTCCAAAAGGAACAATAGCATTTCCTACTAAACTTCCCGCTCTTTTTGCTCTTTTACCTCTTGACTTTCTTCTTCTTCTACTCATTTTTCTCTTTCTTTTTCCTCCGCTCATATATTGAGGAGTAGGCCATCCTCGTGCAGCGACTTGACAGCCAACATATTGTGGACCATCAGTGTAACTGCATCCTCCAGGGGAAGATCCAGTACCCATATTTTCCATTGCTCTCATACTTGTAGGTGCCATATTATAATATTAACATAGAAAATATTATAATGATGAATTAATAATTTAACGACGACGGGACATTTTAGATTTATATCCATTAGATCTTCTTCTTTGAGTGCGTTTTTGCATGGCAAAAAGACCAAAAGGTACTAAAGCCTCCTTGATTACGGATCCTAAACCAGGGTTCATTCCACCTTTAGCGGCTCTAGATTTAGAGGAACCTCCCATTTTGGATCCGCAATTAGATCCAGCTCTTCTTGATCTTCTTCTTTTGTGCATTTTTCCTTTAGATCTTCTTTTTCTTCGTCCTCCTGATTGTTCGCTTCCTTGATGAGACATCATAGGATGAGATGATGAGGAAGAAGAACTTCCTGAATTTTGTGCATGAGCTTGCTGAATATGACTTCTTAAACCACCTGCCATTTATATTAAATAATTAGAAAATAAATTATTTTAAGTTTTTAAAATTAATACGCAATAATAAATAAAATATTCCTAAAATTAGTAAAAAACTCATGATAACAAAAATTAATGATAAATAAATATATGGATAAATTTCTTGAACAATTAAACTCACTAATGGCTTAAATAAATCTTTTAATTGCATTTTGACATCTTCTCTTGATAATATTAATAAACATTGATCAATAAATTCTTGCTTCATTAAATTAATAATGTAAAATAATTATTAATATTTAGCGTGTTATAATTGAAGATATTTAATCTATATTCAACTATAATGGAACAAGAAATTCATTTTACGAACAAAGATTTTGATTTTTCCAAGTTATCCTTATCTCAACCCATAGCAGTTCAAGGAGGTGCTTATTTTACTAAAATTAAATATAATTCTGAACCTTTTTATATACAAACATCTAAGTGCCTTACTAAACAAGGTATCAATGAAACTTCAAAAAAGGCTTATATGGATCTAATGTTTACTAGTGAAGATGAAGAAATAATTGAATGGTTTGAAACTTTAGAGTCTACTTTAGTTAATTTAATTTTTCAAAAAAAACATCTTTGGTTCCAAGATGATATTGAGTTTGGTGATATAGAGAATTTTTTCAACCCTATTACTAGAGCATATAAAGGTGGAAAATTTCATTTAATTAGAACATCGATAGTTAAAAATAAAACAAATAATCAATATACTTGTGGTGTATATGATGAGAGCGAGAATGTTCTTCCTATTACAGATATTAAAGAATCAAATATTATTATTCCTATCTTAGAAGTTATCGGAATAAAGTTTTCTGCCAGAAATTTCCAATTAGAATTAGTTGGAAAACAGATCATGGTTTTAAATAACAAGCCACTCTTTAATTCTTGTTTGATTAAAAGAAATCAAAACCAAACTAAAACTACAAATGAAATTAATTTAGAAGATAAAACAGACAATTTAGAAGAAGAAAAGATTGATTTAGAAGAAATTAAACAGGAAACTGAAGTTCCAGTTAAAGAAGAACCAGAAGATAATAGTAATATTATTGATGAACTATTAGAGGATAATGAGGAACCAGAAGAAAAAAATAGTGAAGAAATTGGAGATAATATTGATAGTTCTTTAGAAGAATTGGCAGACAAGAAAAATATAAATAATGAGGATTTAGAAGAGAATATAGATTTAGAAGATATTTCAGCACAGATTAATACAAATAGCGAGGAGACCATTAAACTAAAAAACCCCAATGAGGTGTATATGGAAATATATAAAATAGCGAAACAAAAAGCAAAACAACATAAAAAAGCTGCCATATCCGCTTATTTAGAAGCAAAAAAAATTAAAAATACATATCTTTTAGAAGATTTGGAAAATAGCGATGAATCATCAGAAGAAGAAGAAATGGATAGTGATACTGAAAGTATAAAAAACCAAATAAATGAGATTATTGAGGAACTAAATTAATTTAGAAAATTTAGAACATTTAATAAAATATGTTTTTAATTATGAAAAAATATTTTATCCCTTATTTTATATAATGACAGACTTGATGAAATCTCTTAAGAAACTAAAAGTTGAACATGTCGTACTTTTTGTTGTTGGTGCTTTATTTTTACTTTTCCTCATTAATTCTTATAGTAATAACAAATCTATGGGAGGATCTGAACAAATGAGCTCTAGAAGAACTCAAGAAATGTATAGCAATGTTCAACAACAACAAGCTAGTGGTGTCCAACCTTCTCAACCTTTAGGTCAAAATGAAACATATGCTTCTGCTACAGGTATGAACACCTCTACCCAAGGTCTTCCTCCTTCATGCTCAAGACAACCTGTTGCTGATCCTTCAGAATTACTACCTAAGGATACCAATAGTCAATGGGCTCAATTAAACCCTACTGGAAGTGGAGATTTGCAAAATGTAAACCTTTTAAGATCTGGTTATCACATTGGTATTGATACAGTTGGTAATACTTTAAGAAATGCCAACTTACAACTTCGTTCTGAACCTGCTAATCCTCAAGTTAATGTTGGTCCTTGGAACAATACCACTATTTCCCCTGATACCATGAGAGTTCCTCTAGAAATTGGACAAGGTGGACAATAAATAAATTAATATAATTTATATTATAATAATTTATTATAGATGAAATTAAAATTAAACATGTTTGGCTTTATTATTATTTTATTTATCATTTTAATAGGATTAAAACTTTATTATGAATCAGATGTTTTTAATTTAAGATGTATTGTTTCTACTGCAGATGGTAAAAAATATTGTGTTAGAGAAAGAAATAATATAGAAAAAGCTTCTAATTTATTAGCCCAAACCACTGATAAACTAAGTTATTTAGTAGAGAATTTAAATAGTAGATTTAAAAACCGTGAAAATGTCCAAAGATTAGTGGAAAATTTTAATCCTACCACTATTAAAGAAACACTTCCAACAAGCGAATATACAGCTTACAGTGAAAATAAAGGAGAGAAATTAGCTTTTTGCTTAAATAAAAACAACAATAATAATAATAATTTAATTGATCAAAACACTTTAATGTTTGTTGCTATTCATGAAATAGCCCATATTATGACCTTATCAGTAGGTCATACTGAAGAATTTTGGCAAAATTTTAAATTTCTACTAGAACATGCTGTTCAATTAGGAATTTATGAACCTATTGATTATAAAAAAAATCCTAAAAATTATTGTGGTATGACAATTTCAGATAACCCTTATTATGATTTATAAAATTAATGTTATTTTCTCTTTTACTGTCTGTTTTTCATTTCCCTGATTATCTTTTATAGTAAAATAAATATTTGGATAATCCTCAAAATGTAACATCACTATAGTCCAAATATTATAGTTGTATTTTACCTTCATTCCAATTTTGGCTCGGTGAAATATTATTAAAAATACTTCTTTTCCTGATTCAGATGTTTCCGATAATAATTGATTTTGAGTGGAAAAATAATTGGAAGGAATTTTTGGCAAAAATACATCACAATCATAATATTCATTAATAAAAGTAAGATGCAATCTATCAATTAGATTTAATTCTAAAAATTGTTTTAATATATTTTCTCCTCCTATTACCCATGATTGCTCATATTTTCTCTCATTCACATATTTTATAACTTCATTTATAGTTGAAAAACTCTTAATTATATTGTTTCCATTTTTGTATTCCACATTAATATTTTTGGATAATATCAAATGATCTCTACCTTTTAAAAAATTAATACTATCCCATGTTTTCCTTCCCATAATTATACAATTATTTCCACTTCCTGTAGTTAATTTTTTAAATCTATTTAAATCTTCTTTTAAGTTCCATGGTAATTTATTTTCTTTACCAATACCTTTGTTTTTACAACATGCCATTATTCCATTAATTGACATTAGATATATATAAAATAATATTTTGATTTTATATATAAATGAGTGATATTTATAAAGTTTGTGAATTAAATGATAGTAACAACATTTCTAAAATTACCGTGTTTTATGGAAATACAGATTTAGATATTCAAAAACTTTTTTTAGAAAACCCTTCTAATTCTATTTTTGAAAATGTATTTAGTAAATCCGAATTAGATAATATTTCCACTAATAATATTCCTGTCAATTTCAGTTCGCTTTCTATTTATTCTGATGATACCATTCAAAATATCAAAAAAAAAATTATTAGTGCTTACTCCAATTCGATTGCTTTTGAAGAAATTTATTTATTTTCTAAACAAATTCAAAATGTTAACAATATTTCTATTTATGATTCCTTAACTCATAATAATTATTTTTCTATAACTCAAGATATACTCTTGCAATTTTTATCTAACATTAATAATTTCAATATTCAGGGAATTTCCTTTAAAGAAAAATATGAATTTAATGATATTATTGACCTTAATATACCTGATAAAATATTAGTGGATATACCGTTAGGACAACATATTATTTCTGGGAATGATATATTTAATTTTACTGTAAACCCTTATCGTCTTATTTCCTTTACAAAAGTTATTTCCTCTTATAGTTCTAATTTAATTAGCACTAATAATAAAGAATTATTATTATCTAGTGGATTTATTTATGAAAATTCTATATATCTTTGTAATGCCCAAAACATATTGCAAAATTCTGTTTCTAAAAATTTATCAGAAAAAATAACTGCTTCTTTATATTTGCCATTTTTACAAGATAAAAATATTGATGATTTGAAAACATTAAAGGCAGAACAATTTTCTCTTATTGAAAATTCTAAAAAATTAATTAGTTCTAACTTTATTAAACAAAATGATAATATTACTTTATTTTATGATATTTATAACACCAGAAAATCCGAATTAGATTACATTGAACAAGGTATTAAAAAAATTCAATTTATAATTCATCAACCATTTAGTTTTAATTTACCTTTAGAGGTTGTATTTAAACTTATTCATGCTACCAAATTTATTCCATTTATTAAATTTAATCCATCTAAAAAAAAGGAAAATATATATAGATTATATTGTAATAAAATTTCTAAAAATGAGAAAAAAATACCTTATTTATCCAAGGCCCAAATTTTTAAATTGATGAAAAATATAAAAGGCTCCAAGAAAGTCTCCTGTTACATTGAATATCCTATGGATAATTCTATTATTCCCATTATTTTAGAATTTGATTCCTTTGCTAATATTATCGTATCTTTGGATTTAACTAAACCATTACCTATTTCTTCTTTGGATGAATTATTTATTTCTGCTATAAATCCAGTTATTAAAATTATTCAAGAATATA